TGGGATGTTCGCATACCAACTCCAGTTAGAGTTTGGAATCCACCAGATATGGCAGCTACGGCTGGCCACGTCAAGTTGGTCATACTTACTATGAAATCTAGTTTTTCTTGTTGTGTGGCATCAGCATTCTGGCCAGCGTGTGTCATATATGGCATTTAAAATAACATTCCTCCTCGTCCCATTTTGGCAGCAAACTCGATTTCCCAAGTTAAACCGGCTTTCAAAAAATTAACATCGTAGGTGTCTAATTCCCCTACTTCTGCGGGGGTCTTATTCAAGGCTCGACATACTAAATATGTAAGCTTGAAGTCATCGACCTTATCTATAAATTTCTTAGTTGGTCTATAATTTCAGCGTCACTAGTTTCTGTCTGTAAGACGCTTAAATGTTCAAGAACCTTCTGCGTAAAAGCAATATCAACTTGCTCCCACTCATCTACAGACATTGCAGGCTCTTTAATCACAATAGACAGCAATTCATAGCTTTGTCTTTGAATAGCTTCCTGCTCTTCGCTACTCAATGAAAATGGGTCTGTACTCTGAGTAACAACACGGCTCATCTTAACTCTTTCTTTTTCAGTGAGTCTTTTTGCCTTTAATATCAAAATTTCCCCATCGTCAGATTCTACTTTAATAGGGAATAACCTTGCTCCTCTAGCAAGAATTTTAGCTTTAGTCGCTTCTATTTCTTTGTATTCGGTTTTTTTCCGACTCATTACCTCATTACCCATCTTTGACATGATTTCTAAGTCTTCATCTGTCAATTCGGTAGATAGTTCTTCTTCTGGGGTAATTCCGGTCAGTTTTTGTTCTTCTAACTCAAACTTTTTCTTATCGTCTTCTAACATATCGTTCACCTACATTTCATCTACTACCATAGATTTTTTATAGTATCCAGATACGTTCTGGGAGAACGTAAAGAATCTGGAAACCCCCTGTATATCCTCAGTAACAAGTTTAGTGCCGTCAAAATTTCCAACACTAACATTGTCGATAAGACAATGACGTAAATTCATAACATGCTCTATAACATAATCCCCTTTAATCGCAACATTAGCTTCTTTTCCCAAAAACATTCCTTTCTGGACTTTTACATTTTGGCTCCCTTTTAATGGGCTACTACCATAGGTTTTGTTTGCTTTGGTTATTTCTCCTTTAGCGAAAAATTCGCTTTTTTGAATTATTCTAAAGACCCTAACGTCAAATTCAAAGGAATAAAGAGCACTTATAAACATATGATCTGTTTCAAAAAACTTGGGCTTCTTTATTGTAAAATTAAATTTTTTCTTTGTTGGTGCTATATCAATGGGCGCAACAATATCACAAGCATATCTAACGGTATTTTCGTTAGCCATAGAAAAACTAAACTCATCGCACATTAATTTTGCACTATATTCTTTTGTTTTTATTTGCAGTAACCCTAATTCAAAGGCTATTGGTTTCATAAGTTTTCTCCAAAAAAAATAATAGGGAATAGTGGTTTACACCACTATTATACTCCCAGGTTGGTTGTATCAGGGAAAGCGTATTCCATTCCTGTTTTATCGAAGAATGTAATAAGTTCTGCTTTACCTTCTATATCTTCCTGAACTGGTTTAGATTGGTCAAAGTTACCTAATCCAAACTTACTTATCCTACATCCCTGTAGCACAGCAACCTTTTTGGTTGCGAAGTTTCCACAACTCTGCTCCACAATTGCGAAGAGAATTATTGGGAAAGCACAGGTATCTGTAAAGAGCTTGAGTAAGACTGAACCTGTTGGGGTTAAATCTCTTGCCCTTCGGATAGTGAAATCGATTTTTCTTCGGCCTGGTCGGATCTGCTTTGGAGTGAAGGAATCTGTAGTGTAGTACTCCATTAGGTCTTGTGAAGTGTTTACTGTAACCTCTTCAACATAGACGTTCTTTCCTTCCACAGTTATCTTACCAAGTTCGAATAACATTTCCCTTTCTTCTTGTGCCATTTAAATCTCCTCCTTATAGTACCACGATTGTAGCGTCTATAAACCTGGCAGCGTGAATTGGTCTGATAGCTATGTCGACTCGGACTTGGCCGGTTGCAGCAGAGATAATATTCGCTGTTGTAACGTATTCAACAATAGCCCCTTCTCTCATCATTAAGGAAAGCTCGTTATTCACGGCTTCTTCAATGTCTGCTTTGTAAGTATCAGATAAGTTTTCACCCAGCATTGAATAACAAGCTGCGTAAACTCTGTATTTTGCGTGGTTTATAATTCGAATAACGGACATTTCGTCTTCTTTTGCCACACCCATATCGAGTAATGACTGTTGGACAGCAGTAATTCCTTCTCGAACTTTTATACCATCAGAGTCTTCTAGGAATGTTAGGACACCACCTTCATTGTAATCTATGATATCGGCACGAGTTGCGGGACTGTATCCAATTATATTTTCGCTTTCGTCATAGATTGGGGCACCAGGTAATTCCATTAGGCCTGTAATAAATGCTCTGTCTACTTTAAGTGCTTTACTTGCTTTTCCACCCCAAATTGAGATGTTGTATCTTGTTGCAGCAACTTTACCAGCGACAGCCATGGTTGCTAGGTTAGGCGGATATTCCACCCCGTTTACATCCACAATACCCTGTCCAACAACAACCATCATATCGTTGTTGATTATTGCGGCAGTCTGGATTCTTGCTTCCATATTCATGTTGTCGCTAACACCAACAATACCAAATCTCCAAGCGTGGTTTTCTGGCTGGTTCATTGTATTGATGTGCTCGGCGTATGGTGCGTAGATATCTCCAGTCCCTTCTACTTGGTCAGTATCTAACCGACTTTCATATGGAACTGCTTTTAGACAGAATACTGCAGCACATTCTACTTGTTCTAAAGCTTTAAGAGCTTCTGTGTGAGCAATTTCGGAAGGAGCATATCCTTCTTCACCGTCAGTGATAACATCAGAGATGATGTCAAAACTTGTTTGGTCTGCTTCTGCTTTTAATCCTGAACCGTCTGTTCCTGCAACGTTTCCTGCTCCAGATCCTAATACGGTTCTTGGGAAAGCGTTGTAAACACCGTCGGCACCGGTGTATATATCATATCCATCTTCTATTGTTTGTGCCCATGTTACTGGAAGCTCTGAGCCTCCTTCAGGCATTACTCTAAAGTAGATGTCTACAATATCGGAATCTCTGTTTATCCTTTCAACTAAGTTTTGAATTGCAGTTTTTGCACTTGCAACAGAACCACGAATACCTGTATAATATTCTGTAATTCCGTCTTCTTCTTCGAAAATTAGCCCTAATCTTGTGGTAATTCCGGAACCACTAGCTTTAGCGGTAACATAAGTTTTCTTAGTACCTGGACGTTTTGCTACAATTTTTAATAGGGGCACCCCTGTAGTAGCATCATCATATACGAAATGTGCTGCGGCAACAGGGTCTTCATAAGCAGCACGAACTGCCCAGAAGGGGCCTCCACCAGCAGCAAAGTAAGCGTCCATATCTACACCAAACTCACGTTTCAGCATATAGGGGTTTTTGATTAATATTGGCTGGTTTTTAGCACCTTTATGACATTCAAGCACTGTGGCTGGAACTTGGTCAGTTTCAGGTACACGTAACACATTACCAATAACGTGTGAAACATTTACACGTGGTATTTGTTTTACCATATAAATTACCTCCTTTTACCAAATCTTTTTTCTATAATCTCTGCGAACTCATCTTCAGTAAAGAGAGTTTTAGGAGAGATTTGTTCTTTAATATAAAGTTTTCTGGCTTCATAATCAGTTAAATCTTGAAATCTAACTAAATCTTCGGCTGGATATTTGGGTTTTTGAACCTCAATTTTTCTTTCTTTTTTGCCGAATTTTTCGCCTTTAGTCTTCTTGATCATTTACATTCACCTGCGCGAAACTTTCTCCCATATCCAAATTAATTATTTCTTGATATTTAGATTTAATTCTGAATTCCCACTTAGATACGTGAGGGTCTCTATCTGATTCTTGTTTATTTTTAACGAAAGACAGATTGTAGAATCCTCGACCAATTAGATCAGTACCATCATGGAAAACTAAACCATTATTGGTATTTTTCATAAAATCTAGTTCTCCAATATCAGAATCTGTATTTACATACAAATTTTCTCCGTCCCAATACCAAGAGTCCGGAGTTGTCTCGAATTCAGATGTTTTACTCAAAGTTTCATTATCATTCGAAACTCTTAGGATACTTGAACCAGTATCATAATTTCTGTTTATATAAACATTCCCATCCTTTTCCCAAGGATATAAAATCTTTACATTGGCGTGTTCAAGCAACCCAAACTTCATTATTCGCTGGAAAACCGCATCGCGGATTAATAATGTGGTTTCCAAGCTTTTTGAGTAAATTTCAATTTGGCTAATTATTGTCTTATAAAAGAGGTCTTCGCCTCTTGTTTTATACATTATATTGGGGTCTTGGGTAGGGCCAACTCCTGGAGAATACCCATATCCAGCCCCTTTATATTCAATCTCTTCATAAAAAAATGGATGTATTCTTATTTCTGGATATTCAGCTTTTGTTTGTGATCCTACAAAAACTGGAACTTCTTGTCCATCAACTAATAAAGTAAAACGCTTATTCTCTTCAACCTCTTCGGGGTGATATACACCACATAATTCACGCAATGTTCTCACAAACATAACAGATGATTTCTCAACTATTATAACACCCCCATTAATGAAAATCCTGTAGCTAACAAACCACTCATATTATTGAATGCAGCTTCCCCTCTAGTAGGAGTACTGAGGCTTCCTCCTCCCCCAATATTCCTTCTTTGTTTCCAAGTCTTAACGATGTCAAAAGAAATATCGTTCAAAGTATTTCGATTACTGTATCCTTTTCCGTGTAACACAGACATCGCCGCAGTGAACACGTGGAGTTTGGGGCCATCTCGATATATTTCTCCATAATCTCCTATACCAACCAGGCTTTTCTGGTTAGAGGTTATAATAAGCTTTCCATCTTGAATTTTATATTCAACGCTAACATCTTCTATATCTGGGTCTGCTTTAGCAAGCATTCTGGTAACCACAGAGATATCTTTCCCTAATTTTTCAAGGCTTCGCCCTCTTCTAGCGTCAACCGCCCCAGGAAACGACATTATATCAAAAGGGTCTCCCATTCTATTTTGTGGAACGAGTTTACCGTTCACTTTTGCATTTATTTGTAATTCTGCTACCATTTTTTTGCCAACTCTAGTGTTAACTCAATATATACCTGCCCATTATCCATATAGAGGTTTCTATCAATTCCTTTTATTCTGAAATATCTTGTAAATGTCCCTGTACTTGCAGATATAACGTTAACTATCCTATAGTCGGCCGAATTTTTTTGAGGGATCTCAAAATCTGAATGAAAAAAACCAATATAGTCAGCATTTTCTTCTAATCCCCTTGGCCCTTCATTGTCTTCAGAATCTTCTTGAATAATTCCAGTTAGTTCTTGCCTTCTCACCCAAGTACGTTCTAAACTCCCAAAACCAGTTTCATTATCGACATCATAATCTAAAATTTCCAAGTAATAGGATTCTCCAGGGATTTTAAGGTCTTCCAATAAATCTAAAATATCCATCAATAACACCTAAGTTAAAGTATAGTCGTCTAATACTCCAGGCCTTTGTCCAGAGATAGTTGCTGTTCCAAAAAAATCATAAACATCAGTCATTAGGTCTTCGTATAAATCACACCAATTTTCAAAATCAGAAGCGTATCTACGGAAGAAACTTTTTTTAGCCTTTCCTACTGACCAATTTTGGTATTTTAATCCAAAAGCGGGGTCGGTTTTCATTATGTGACATCCTATTGCCACAGCAATAACCCCTAACATAAATATTTGCTCTTCTTCGCTTAAAGAGTCATAATCAATTCCAGTACTTGATTTAACTTTAAAAAGAATAAATGGGAGGGCTGCATCCATGATCTCATCATATTTACCATCTGTTATCCCTAAGATACCATTGATAGTCTCTATATCAACCATGTCTGCAAAAGCCATCTATTTATTCCTCCTGTTCTTCTATTGGAACTTCTTCTATCCCAACTAAGTAAGGTAATTCTACGAATAGTTTAATTTTCTCTTCATCACTTAAGGTCTGCATCTCTTTTTTGGGTTCTGCTCTTCCAGATTTTAGTTTGAGCTTTTTAGCCCTATATTTATCTCTTTCGTCTTTTTGTTCTGCAGTTATAAGTGCTTCTTTCTTGATTAAGTAATCATAGGTTTCTTGATCGATTTTTAATGTTTGCCCAGCCCTTATTTTGAATGGTTCTGGTAATGCATTAATTTTCTGAGTTCTTCTGTCTGGAAGTTGTTTATACACTACCCCAGGCTCAATAAACTCTTTATTTTCCATTTCTGAATCAAATTTAACAACATAAATCTTTTTAGTTGGGACTTTTATCTCCTCAACTTCTTTCACATCTTCTACAGCATCTTTAGCTGCTACTTTTGGTTTTGTTGCGGTTTTTTTTCTAGCCATAATTTAACCTCCAAAAAAATAAAAAAAATGAGAGCCCAGCTTAGCTGGTTCTCACGTGTAGTGCACCTAATGCGTCTGGTCGCACTACTGCGGGTTTAGCCCAAGCAGTCATGTAGAAACTGTCTATTTGACGTTCTTCATCCCTGTCTTTTGCAATCCGCACAGTTTGTCTTTCGACAAGCCATATTGGGTTCTGGGAAGTATCTATCATGATGACTAACCCAGCGGGTATTTCTGGTAAAGGTACTAAGTCTAGTCCTGCGACACGACCCACAACACCTTCCCTTAAAGTCTGGTCTGAACCGGACTGATAGAAATTAACAAACCTGTCGTCTACCTGTAAATCTGCATATTCGTCAGGGTTACAAAGGGCAACGTCTGGGTTCATTTGTTTTTTGATCATTGCTGTTTTTAACAGAACGAAGTCTTCAAAGATTACTTTGTTTACTTCGGTACTGTTCATAGCAGTTCCATATCCTGTTTGTAGGACAGTAGAGATATCGTGGTTAAGTTTTCGAACCATCCTCTTGGAGGCTTCTTCGATTTGTGCTCTTCCTAAAATACCTAGCCAATCTGTTTCTTTGGCTTCATCAGTCATTTCTCCGCCTGTACCGTATTTTATAACGGACAGTTCGAAGCTGTCTGTGATCTGCCTTACACGTGGGATCTCGGATCCTTCTGATATTTCTGTAGCCATTCCGGTTGGATAGTTACGTGGGATCTTTACAACCCAAGTGTTTGGGGGTAATGGGTACTGCATACAGTATTGTCTCAATACACTCATTCTTTCGAGGTATTGCATAATTTTTCTTTCTAACCATGGTTCCCATCGGATATCTCCAGTGGTTATACCACCGTCAGCAAAATATTTGGCGCTTTTCATGTTATCTACCTCTCACCTAAGTTTACGAGGAATCTTTCTCCACTTTTGGCATCCTCTTGTGCACGGCCAACTTGCTGAATTACTTGTGTAGCAGTTCCACTTACATCATAATCTGCAAGTGTTTTCAGTTTACCATCGTCACCTAGCCCTACTGCATCCCCGTAAGCAATGTCTCCGTCAGCTATCGCTTCAGTGATACCGTATTTCTTAAGGGTAACGTTATCTCCTGCGTAAGCTTGGGTTACATATGGGGCTTGAGTAGATCGGCTAATAGTCACTGCTGTTAATATACCAGCGAATTTGGAAGCTCCATCAACTCCTAAAGCTACTTCACCTTCGAGTTCGTCGTAAATAAAAGCTTTACTATAAGGTTGGGATACGTCCTCAGCTAACTGGTATGTTATATCTATACCTGGCATGTATGTTCCTGGCATTCAAATCACCTCTTAACGTTGGAAAATATGCCTACGTATGTATGTCCAGGGATAACTCCTTCTTCTTCCATGTCACCATTGAAAACGTGGTCGTATCCAAACATGGTATGAATAAGTTGTTGTTCCTGCTCTTTTGTTAGATTATCATAATCAACTTCTGTGGTTTTACCCTCTTTTTTGAAGTTTCCAACTTTAGGCACTCTACCTTCTCCTGGGGTTTTCTTTTCTTTAGCTAATTTATCGGCTTTAGCTTCTGCTCGTGAAACGAGTTTTTCAACGCGGTCAAAGTCTGCGCTTTTAGCTAATGCTTCAATTTCAGCATCTCTATCTTCTTCATCCAATAGGTCAACTGCGATTTGGCGGTCAACTAAAGCTTCTGCTTTTGATTTGTTGACTTCACTAAGTGAGCCTGTCGCGTCACCTAATTTAGATTCTAATTCTTGTATTTTATTGTCTTTAGCTTCAATAGTTTGCTGGGTTTCTGTTTTGAATGTTTCAAAACTTGTGGTTAGCTCATCTATTTTAGCAACTTTGCCTTTGAGTTCGGCTATTTCTTGATCTTTTTGTAAGTTAGTTTCTTGAAGAGTTGTAACTTTTTCAAAGATTGCGCCAAGCTCTACAGGCTGTTTTTGGTTATCTTTAGTAGGCTCCATACCTTTTCCTCCAAATTGTTTTTTAAAATTTGATACAAATTCTTTATTCAATCCTGCAACAGTAGCTGTTGCATCTCCATCTGCTCCTCTAGGTACAACAGATAGCTCAAAAACTTCACAGTTTTTTGCGATTACATGAGCTTCATCGAACCAATGTTCGCATTCGTAAAAGTCTTCACCACATTTGGAGCAAATAGATTCGTGTAAAAAGCCAATACTTGTGGCATTAACGTAACCTCTATCTATTTTTCGGAAAACTTTTGCACCTTGCTCATCTTGATCATCGATTTCTGCTTTGTAAAAAACCCCTTCCTTATCGGCTTTTGCGTCATAGGTTTTCTGGGCATCTAGTACTTTTCCAATGACATGGAGTACACTGTATCCATGATCGTAACGTAATTGAGCTGTTTTTAAGGTTTCTTCTAGATTTTGTAATTCACTTACGGGAATTTCAACCACTTCATTGAAGATTCCAGGGTGAATAGCAAATCCAGAGATTTGAGGAGGCGAATTTTCATCTTCTGAGGCTTCAAACTTTAGATTTGAAGCTACTCGTAATTCTGTTTTCTTTGCCATTATGAACCTCCTGTGAACACTTGATGTGTGGTCAAACTCGGCTTTATAAAAACATATCGTTATTAGGGCACGTATTTGTAATGGCAAAGGCCATCTTTACCATGTCTAATCTCGACGTGTTCTCGGCCTCGTAATCTTTTGGCTATTTTAACGCCATTTATTCTAACCTTTCCTGTATTGTACCTGTTTAGAATATAATGGTGTATTTCTCTAGCTGTCATTTCGCGTTCACAATTAACTTTCAAAACATTTACTATTATTTCGTTTAAGTGTTTGTAACTTCTAATTCCTTCCACTAATTCACCGCCTTCTTAAGGGTTACGGTTTCGTCAAATAAACTATTATAAAAGTTTTTTGTTGACTCTAACAATCTATCCCATTCCTCCTGGCGTTGAAAGTATTCGATCTGTCTTGATCGCTCATCAATAAAATGATAAGAGTAAAATGGTAAAAGGCAGTCTTCTTTGGGGCCGGGTTGGTTTACTGGCATGAGTGCTTTTTTCCATTTGTAGTCGACTTCTGGGCAGTATCTGTATAGTATTGGGTATTCGTAGTTTGCCCATTGTCCGTCTATTCGGTATTGTTCTTCTGATCCCCATAGGAATCTGCATTTACTTTTCCATACATTTACATCTGGATTTAAACATAGAGAAGTGTATATATGGGTTTGTTTATCGGCGGGACGTTCATCGGAGTAACAACTCAAAATCCAATCTGGAGAGAAGTCTCCCATTTCAATATTTTCAATAGGTTCTCTCAATACAATTGCATCAAAGTGATCCAACAACATTCTCCGCTCTTCGTGAGCTAAAATTCCCTCTTCGTCAGAAACTATTATATAGTCACTGTTATCTCGAATAGCACAGAATATCTCAAATAAGTGAGGGTTATCTATTTTTCGAGATTTGACGACAGCAAGGACAGTTCTAAACATCTTTTCCACCCATAGTGTTTTGCTTCAATTCCAGTATCACAATAAAGTTTGAATCCCTGTTTTCTAGCACGATCACAGAAATATACATCTTCTCCTCTTTTGTTAAATCCGTAAGTTACACCTGCGTCTATTACTTCCCTTTTTATGAGATAACATGCTCCAGTTATGTCGACTTCCATCAAGTCTCCAAAATTTAACGTTAAGTCTTCCTTAAGTTCCGGAATACTTTTTGGAACACCTTTCTCATATTTCATAATATTGTGCGAGTAGGGGGTATTTCTAACAAGTAATGAGCATATGTCTTTGTTGTGCGATAAGAGTGCTTTTAAACCGCTTCTTGGGAACATAACATCAGAATCAATAGACAAAACATATTTTTCATCTTCTAAGTAGCTGAGCCATTTGTTCCGAACTTCTGCGAAAGCACTATAGTCTCGTGACTGTTTCCAGTAGTCATCGACATACTTACCGTTGTTTTCAGCGTAAATTTCAAACGAACCAAACCATCCTCCAAAATGGTCTTTAAATTCGTAAGCTATTTGTTCGGTTTTATCCGTAGAGTTATTTACGTAGAGAACTACGCGCATTTTTTCTACAGGATAGTCTACCATAAGTAAATAGGTTAAATATTTTTTAATTAGACCTTCTCTATTCTGTACTGGACAACCAGCCATAATCTCCATACTATCACTTCTTGTTAGTGCCTTTTGGTGCGGGATTGTTGTTGTTTTTATCCAGTTCAGGGCCAGCAGCCGCCCCTTGGTTTATTCTGTAGTTATTTGATTCTGCTGGAGGAGGGCCTTGATATCCGATTGCGGCACGGCCTTCCTGACGGTCTATTACATCTGCTTGAAGCATTTTTTCGATCCAAGTTGCAATTCTGCTTTCTTGTTCAACTAATGGTTTTGCATGGATGTAATCGATTGAATAGACATCATCAATTCCCGCGGCTAATATTTCTGGCCAGTATACTTGCTCAATAAAGTAGTCTGCCGCGTTACTTTGCTTATCAAAAACGTTTTCGTAGTAACTTTGTAATTGTCGGGTTATTGCGGATAAGTTATCGGCGGGCATTCCCAATATTTGGCCAGGAACTCCTGCGGTTGCAAAAAGATAGGCATCTAATTTGTTTAACATTGGAGTGAAATCAACTAGCTTGTTTTGTGCACCAATTATCTCGTGTTTTACGGATGAATCGGTAACTAAGTCGTTTCCTACTCTCATTGTTTTTAAATTTTCAATAAATTTAAGTATTTCAGAAAGAGGGGTTTTTCTTCGTTCGTGTTTGGCATCTATTTGCCAATGTACGAGTGGCAAGGCGTAATGGTCTAATATTATTGCCGAATTTAGTTGTGAATTTAATATTAATGTTAAAACTTGCATTATTGATTCGAATGTTGAGATTCCGAAGAGATCTCCGGTGAGTGGATCGTTTGGTATGTGTATTACTTCTTCTGGGGCTAGGTCGACGGTGTCTTGGCTTCCTTGGTATTGCCATCCTTTGAGTATTCCGTTGTCGTCTACTGGGTCGAGTGTTCTTGGGTTTATTCCGTAGATGTCTTGGATGTTTATTGGTGTTTTTCCTAGGTCGTTTGTTCCTATTTGTTTGTAGAGGAATGCATCTCCGTATACATCCATATCTCGATACATGTATTTATTGTGGTATCCCATGAACAGTTTATCGATCTCTTTACCGATTTCCATTGCCTTTTCGTGCGGTTTACCATCATAATCAGTATAAATAACTCTAAATCTTAATCTTGAACAATCTCCGGCAAGTTTGTTTATTACTTTACGCATAATTGTTCGCTTATATAATCCCTCAACAATATCGTAAGTAATTGAAGAATCTCCTTGAGAACTTTTGTAAGTTCCAAAAGTTTTGGAGTTAATTTCACGATAATTATCAACTTTACCAGTCTGTTGTTTAGGTACTTTGCTAGAACTTGACTTTCTCGCCTTTCTAGCTAAAGAAGCCTGTTTTTTAGACTCTTTTTTTCTTCTTTTTAAACTAAGTTCAAATTGACCGATATTCATATTGGCACCCGACTAACTCTGGTTCCGGATTGAGCTAAAATGTTGTCTCCTGTAGTTACAACATCGGAGGAATCTTCATTCCAGCCGTAAAAGTCTCTTGCTCCGTATAATGCTAAAAGTAATGAATCGACAAAATCGTCAGAGCCTCCTTGGGCTTTACGATAGACGATATTGTTTTGAGGTGTGATCTCTCTTTTAAATTCACACATCTCATTGTATAATTTTTGATTAAAAATAAGAGTTGCGCTTCCTTGTTCTAAATCGGTAACGCCAGCTTCGACAAGTTCCTTTTTTTTCTTGCCTCCACCAAAATCATAACCTTGGACATCTAAAGATTTCCATTCATTGTCCATCTTTTTTTCGACAATTTCAATAACACCCTTACCTACCCCAGTTTCATCCATAACAAGTAATTCGGTATTGGGATAGTCTGGCTGCATATTTGCGATATCTTGTGCAACTTCGTGATATGGGGTTGTAAGAGGCCATTCAATCATATTTATTGTTTCTACACCATATCCGTTCAATCTACCAACAGTTAATACACTAGAGTTTCTTTGTTTCCCAACGTCAAGCCCCATCACACATTTATCTTCGCATGTGTCTTCAGGCATATCGTCCCATCTAAATGCTCTTTGTAATAGATCTTGGGAAAATACTTCTCCAATTGAATCCATCCATTGCAAACAGTATTCTCTTAGGAATCCAGTTAAAGGCATATCTCTAAAATCGTCTAATAGTTCTTCTAAAGATATCCTATCTGTTGTAGAAGATTTAGGTGTACCATCTGGGTTCAATTCACAAGTTGGTCTTTCAAAAACAACAAAATCACGAGGAGTTCCTGACCCTTTGTATACTCCATCGACAGTTATATAAAATTGGCCGTTATCATAGGCACGGTAAAATTCGTTTAATCTGGCCAGGGGTGTCCCGGCATAAACAAGATTTTTTTCCCTTTTTTGTCCACGCAGGGTGGGTCTTAAAGAAGTGAAAGTTTCTTCGGGAATAATTTGAGTTTCGTCAAAAGCAAGATATAAAGCGTTTTTTCCTAATTGTGAGGCACCACCACGCCCGGCAGTTGCCATATACATTCTTGAATTATTTTTGAGTTTAAATTTAGTTGATTTTGTACTAAGGAACATGGACTGTATGGCAGGAGTCGCATCAATTAAATCATATATGTCTTCTCCAAAATAAATAGCTTGTTCCATTGTAGGCGATACGATAAGAGCTCTATACGCTCTGTTGAACATTGCTTTATGCATTGATTCTATTTTAAGCATTAAGGACTTACTTAAACGTCGCCCCCAAAACAAGTGCTTTTTCTTGGCGGGGCAACGTAGGAATTGCTTTTGGTATGGCTCTAGGACATATGGCTCCCCAAATTCATCGTTGAGCATGTTTTCTCCGAAAAATGCAGCGTCTCCGCTTATGCGATTGAACCACTGCTTTCTTTGTTGCTCACTTATGTAACCAGTATCCGCGATATTCATACCTCCTCAAAAACAGTAATTAGGTTTGTCAGTCTTTGTTCTAATAAAGATATTGATTTAGGTCAGGAAAAAATTCTAAAAACTTTCTAAATTTTCTGTTAAGATAAATTCCCTCCCTCAATACTTTTTTATTATAAAGAGTTTTG